AGGCTGTTCGACTGGAACATGCAGTTCAATAGCCGCGAGGATATCAAGGGCGATTGCTCGATCGAGGCGCGCGGCGTGTCGGTCCTGCTGGTGAAGGAGATGCAGCAGCAGGTTCTCATGGCGCTGGCGAACCAGTGGACGGTGCATCCGACCATAGGCCCCATGATGAAGACCTATGACCTGATCGCGTCGACCCTGCGCAGCTTCTCGATCGACCCGTCCGAGGTCATGGTGTCGAAGGACGACTACAAGAAGGTGGTCGAGGCGATGCAGGCGCAGGCGGCTGAAGGCGGCGAAGATCCGGCCAACGCCCCGGCCGTCATCGCGGCGCAGACCAACCTGCAGCGCGCGCAGCTGGAGGCCGACACCGCGCTCCAGATTGCGCAGTTGAACCGCGACACCGAACTGATGAAGCTGGCCGAGCAGCGCAACATGACCATCGACAAGCTGAAGGCAATGCTGGTTCAGACCGACATGGGCCTGAAGTCGAAGGAGCGCATCTTTGCTGGCGAACTCGGGTTCGAGGCGCAGAACGCCCGCGAAGCGCGCGCCCGCGGCGAGCAGCCGGCGGGATCGGGCGGCTACGTCAGCGCAGGCGACGAGCCGGCGGGGGCGGAAGCATGATCCCCGGCTTCTCCCCGGATCATCCGTCGTGGACCGTGCTGCGCGAGGAGATGGAGAAGCGCATCGCTGCCTCTGGCCGGGCGCTGGAAACTCCCGGCCTCGACATGGCTGGCACCGAGTTCGCGCGCGGACAAGTTGCCGCTCTGCGCCTCCTCATTGCCGACGTGCAAGAGGTGCCGGTTGAGCCTATCAACTCGCCGGGTTACGAGTAACGATGTCTACTAGACAGGAGTCCAGATATTATGCATATTGACGGGGAGGTCCACGGCCAGGACGACGAGTTCACGGCCGAGTTCGACAAGCTGCACAGCGACGCGCCGTCCGATCAGGACCGCCCGTCCGGCGACGAAGCGAGCGGGGACGAAAAGGCCGGTGCCGATCAGGCTCCCGCCGACGACAAGCCCGGCGCCGATGCGGCCCCGGCGCCCAAAGCGAATGACCCATGGGCGGGTGCTTCGCCGGAACTGCTTGCCGAGCGGGATAAGCTGCAAGGCGAACTGGAACGGACCAGGCATTCGGATCAATCCCAGCGCGGTCGTGTCGCGGCATTGCAGCGCCAGATCAGCCAGCTATCCAGTTCCGAGCCGCGCCAGCCGCAGGATCAGGACCAGCCGGACAAGGATGGTGGCAAGCCGGACTCCGAAGCGGAGACGAAGGCCGAGCGCCTGAAGCAACTTCGCGAGGACTATCCCGACCTTGCTGGCCCCATCCTCGACCTGATCGACGACGCGCAGCGCGAGATCAAGGCGGTTGTCGGCCGCGTCTCACCGGTGATCGAGGCCAGCGATGTCGCGGCCGTCGAAGCGCAGGAGAAGGCGTTGGCCGAGAAGCATCCCGACTGGGCGACCATCGGGGCCAGCCAGGACTTCGCGGGGTGGGCATCGTCCCAGCCCAAGACGATCCGGGATCTGTGCAGCAGCTTTGATGCGGCGGAGGTTAGCGCGGCCCTGTCCCTGTTCAAACAGGAGCGGGACGCGAGCAAGGCCAAGGAGCCGGACCCCGCACCGGGGAACGATCCGAAGCCGCAGGATCAGCAGCGGGATGACCGTCGCGATCGGCAGCTTCAAGGCGCAAGGGACCGCCCGTCACGGGCTGCACCGACCGCTGCTGGGGCGCCAGACGACTTCGAAGCGGCGTTCGACCACTTCGCAAAGCGTCGGGCTTCACAGAAGAAGTAAGGCCGGGAGTCGCGGGCATCCCATGAATTGGGGAAAGGGAGCAAGCCATGCCCGCGACGACCTACGGTGACATCAATCAGCGCACCGCGGCCTATGCCGCGGGCGAAATGCTGGCCCATGCGGAGCCGGTTATCATCCTCGGCAAGTTCGGCCTCACCAAGCCGATGCCGAAGAACAAGGCCGAGACGATGAAGTTTCGGCGTCCGATCCCGTTCGACCCGGCCACCACGCCGATCACCGAGGGCGTGACCCCGACCGCGCAGAAGATGCGCTACGAGGACGTGTCGGTGACGCTGCGGCAGTACGGCCGCCCGATCGAGATCACCGACAAGGTGGTCGACCTCGCGGAAGACCCCGTGCTGCAGAACTCGGCAATGATGGCCGGTGAGCAGGCGGGCGCGACCGTCGAGCAGGTCATCTGGGGCGTGATCCGCGCCGGCACGAACGTCATCTACGCCAACGGCGCAACCCGGTCGGGCGTCAACACCCCGATCACGCTGAACAAGCAGCGTGCCGTCACCCGCGCGCTGCGCGCGCAGAAGGCGAAGATGGTCAGCCGTATGCTGGCGCCGGGCGTCGGCTACGGCACGCAGGCGGTCGAGGCGGCGTATGTCGCGGTGTCGCACACCGACAACGAATCCGACATCCGCAACCTTCCCGGTTTCGTGCCGACCGCCAAGTACGGCACGCGGCAGGTGCTGTCGGAGTACGAGATCGGCACCGTCGAGAGCGTGCGCTACGTCCTGTCGCCCGACCTCGCCCCGTTCCGCGACGCGGGCGGCGCGGCCGGCGGCACCGTCGTCACCAGCGGCGGCAGTCAGGCCGACGTCTATCCGATCATCTACATCGGTCAGGACGCCTATGCGTCGGTGCCGCTGAAGGGTGCGGAGGCGATGCGCCCGATGGTACTGAACCCCGGCACCCCGTCGAAGTCGGACCCGATGGCGCAGCGCGGCTATGTGTCGTGGAAGACGTGGTTCGCCGCGGTCATCCTCAATGACATGTGGATGTGCCGCTTGGAGGTGGCCGTCAGCCGCCTGTAATCGCCGCCTGCGCCGCCCGTAACAGGGCGGCGCGTCCTGTTACGATCGAGGAGAAGCCTCATGTTCCCCAATACCGTCGTGGGTTCGGTCACTGGCACCGGAGCCGCCATCAACATCGAAGTCGGGTTCCTCCCCGACAAGGTCCGCCTGGTCAACCAGTCCACCGGCCGCACCGCCGAGTGGTATCGCTCGATGCCCGCCGGAACCGGCGTGGTCGCCAGCACGATCGTCGGCACCGGCCTCGTCTCGCCGTACAATGGCGCGCCGAACTTCGGCAACGGCTTCACGATCGGCACCGATGCCATCAACACCAACGGCCAGGTCATCGCCTACGAGGTGGTGCGCAGCGGACCCGGCGCCAAGTAAGCGCCGCCTATCGGAGGGCGATATGGTCATTCCCATATCGCCCCGAGAATAGGCTGCGGCTACAGACGTGGCTTTCACCAGAGGAGAAGGCGACATGCCCGACAGCGATCCCAACGAGAAAATCACGATCAAGGTGCCGAAGGACAACCACAAGTCCGACAGCGTCATCCGCGGCAGTGTCAACGGCCAGCCCTACAAGGTCGCGGTGGATCAGGAGGTCGAGGTGCCTGCGGCGGTGGCGGAAGCCATCATGAACAGCGGCATCATCTTCGAGGTCGTCGGTGGGTCGGGTGCTGGACTCCCCGATCTGCCGACGGCGCCACTGACCGACACGGCCACGCGACTGGAGCCGGCGGAAGACCCGACAAAGCCGGACGGCGAGGATGCGCCCCCGGTCGCGACGGTCGAGGGCGGCGATGGCGACACGGGTGTCGGCGGCAGCGCGGCGATGGATGTCGGCACCGAGCCGGACTTCAACGAGGCGATGACGAATGCCGAGGGCCAGGGCGTCGCAGCGCAGGGCGGCGAGCGGGTCGGCAACGACGTGACCGAGAACGCCAGCAGCGATGCCGACGACATCAAGGGCGACAATCAGCCGCCGGCCACGGATACCGCCACGGCCGAGGACGGCAACAGCGGCGACGATCCCACGGCGGCCGAGGAGCCGGCGGCCGATGAAGGCGAGCAGCAGGAGCCGGAACAGCAGGAACAGACCGAGACGGTCGGCGCGCTGAAGGATCGGATCGCGACGGTCGACGACGTCGAGGCGTTGAAGGCCGAGCGCGATGCCGAGGTGGCGGGAAAGGACCGCTCGACCGCGGTCGCCGCCTATGACGCGCGTATCGACGCGCTGTCCCAGCAGGGGTAAGCTGCGGCGGGGCCGGTTCGCGCCGGTCCCGCACAGCAACGGAGAGTCCAGATGAAGCAAATCCATATTTCGACGGCGTCGGACGAGCAGGTGCGCCGTTTCGCGCTCATGGTCGGCGTCGACCTGTTGCCCACTGATGGACCTGACACGGTCATCTCGAAACTGCGGATGGTCTGGCAGGGTGACGGTATCACCGTGGCAGACGAGCCGGACGCGCCGGGCGCGCTGACAGGCGAACTGCGGACCGCACCCGAGGATCGCCAGCCCGGCGAGTCGTCGCATTTCGCGGCAGTTGCGCGCGCCACCCGCCTAGGCAGCAGCGACAGCAGCCGCGATCCGCGCGTGATCTTGAACGTGCAGAAGGTGCGCGTCGGCAACGAGGTCAGCAACAGCGACGTGCCGGTCGGCGTCAACGGCGTCGCCTTCCAGTTGAAGACCGGTATCCCGGTCGACGTACCCTATCGCGTGTACGAGGCGCTGAACAACGCGCAGCGCGAGGAGATCACGCACGACGATCAGGGCGAGGTCGTCTCGGCGATGGTACACGCCTATCCCTTCAACGTCATGGAGATGCCGTCGAAGGCGGAGGTCAAGGCGTGGCGCGAGGAGATCGACCGGGCCGAGGCCGCCTGACGTGAACTTCCTCGAACTCTGCAAGGAGGTCGCATCCCAGTCCGGCACGCTGGCAGGTGGTGGCCAATCGGTCATCACCACAGCGGCGTCCGGGTCTGCCCGTGCGGCCAAGATCGTCGGATGGACCCGTGATGCGTGGGTCAATATCCAAAACGAGCATGACG